ATTGATGTTGGGAAGCCAGAGTTTAGGGAAGCAAATAGATTATTCTTTATATTCTGGGAAGCTTGCAAAGCAGATGACAGATCTTACGGAATGTGCTACCTCAAAAATAGACGGAGTGGCTTTTCATTCATGGCATCATCAGAGACTGTTAACCAAGCTACTATCTCCTCAGATTCAAGATATGGTATCTTATCAAAATCCGGGGCTGATGCTAAAAAAATGTTTACCGACAAAGTTGTACCAATATCCGTCAACTATCCTTTCTTCTTTAAACCAATACAAGATGGAATGGATAGACCAAAAACAGAATTGGCATATCGTGTTCCCGCAAGTAAATTTACTAGACGTAAAATAATTGTAAATGAAAAAGTTGAAGAGCTGGCTGGTCTTGATACCACAATTGATTGGAAAAATACTGGTGATAACAGTTACGATGGTGAAAAGCTTGCGTTACTTGTACATGATGAGGCAGGGTTATAGGTAAATGTATGATGGGTTCAACAAGTAATTCACTTGATAAAGGTGGAGAAAACTTTAAAAAACTATACAATGATTCAGACGTTACAAAAAGAAACCGCAATGGACAGACTCGCTCGGGATTATATAGTTTGTTCATACCTATGGAATGGAATTTCGAAGGATTCATTGATTCTTATGGATTACCTGTATTCAATACACCGAAAGAAGAGGTCAAAGATAATTACGGCCAATACATTGATGTCGGAGTTATCGAACATTGGGAAAACGAGGTAGAAGGTTTAAAAGGAGATCAAGACGCATTAAATGAATTTTACAGACAATTTCCAAGGACTGAAGAGCATGCTTTCAGAGATGAAACTAAAAATAGCATATTTAATCTTGCTAAGATTTACGAACAGATTGACTACAATGAAGAAGCTAGATATGATGCTATTATCACTCGTGGAAGTTTTCAATGGCAAAACGGGATCAAAGACACAGAAGTAGAATTTGTACCTAATTTAAACGGTAGATTTAATGTTAGCTGGATTCCTAATGCTAATTTACAAAATAGAATAATAACTAAAAATGGTATTAAATATCCAGGTAATGAGCATATTGGAGCTTTTGGTTGTGATAGCTATGATATATCCGGTACTACCGACGGCAAAGGATCTAAAGGAGCGTTGCACGGGCTTACTAAATTCAGCATGGAAGATGCTCCAGCAAATAAATTTTTTTTAGAATATATAGCTAGACCTGCAACAGCAGAAATGTTTTTTGAAGATATATTAATGGCATTAGTATTTTATGGTATGCCAATGCTTGCAGAAAATAATAAACCTAGATTATTATATTATTTAAAAAGAAGAGGTTATAGAGGTTATTCAATGAACAGACCTGATAAAGTTCGGAATAAATTGTCTGTAACAGAAAAAGAAATTGGTGGAATACCAAACTCAAGTGAAGATATAAGACAAGCGCATGCTGCGGCTATTGAAACTTATATTAATAATTATATAGGAATTAGGCATAATGGTGAATATGGGGATATGTATTTTAACACTACATTAAACGATTGGGCTAAGTTTGATATAAATAAAAGAACAAGATTTGACGCAGCGATTAGTTCAGGTTTAGCAATTATGGCATGTAATAAAAACTTATATACACCAAAACCTCAAATAAAATTACAAGATAAAGTTAATTTTAGCTTTGCTAAATACAACAATAAAGGAAATATTTCAAAAATAATACAGTAAAATGGCAGACGTACAACAAAAGGGTATATTCCCATCACAGGCAGTGCCTGATGCTTATAAAGCTAGTTCTGAATATGGAATGAAAGTAGCTAAAGCTATAGAGTCTGAATGGTTTAAAAGAGATTCGGGAACCACACGTTATTTTGCAAATAGAGATAACTTTCATAGATTAAGACTATATGCAAGAGGAGAGCAAAGTATACAAAAGTATAAAGATGAATTGTCTATTAATGGCGATATGTCTTATTTAAATTTAGATTGGAAACCTGTACCTATTATACCTAAGTTTGTAGATATAGTTGTAAATGGTATACAAGAAAGAACTTATGATATAAAAGCATATTCTCAAGACCCTTTTTCAATGAATAAAAGAACTCAATATGTAAAAAGCATAGTGCAGGATATGAGAAATGTGGAGCTTTTAAATGCAGTACAAGAAAAATTAAATTTAAATTTATTTAACGGAGATCCTAAAACTTTGCCCGAAAATGATGAAGAGTTAGCTTTACACATGCAATTAGACTATAAACAAAGCATAGAAATTGCAGAAGAAGAAGCTATAAATAATATATTTGATTTAAATAAATATGATTTATTAAAGAAAAGACTTGACTATGATATAGCTGTAGTGGGTATGGCTGCTATAAAAAATAGTTTTAATACAGCTGAAGGTATAAAATTAGAATATATTGATCCAGCTGATTTAATATATTCTTATAGTGATTCTCCTTATTTTGATGATATATATTATGTAGGCGAAATAAGACGTACAAGCATAGTAGATCTTAAAAAACAATTTCCATATCTTACAGAAGAAGATATTAAAAAAATGGAACAATCTGGTGCTAATAGTAGATTATATAATAAATCGTATTCTGTTGAAGCTGCGGAAGATAGTAATTATGTTTATGTATTATATTTTGAATATAAAACTTTTGAAAATCAAGTATATAAAATAAAACAAACAGCTTCAGGTGCACAAAAAGCAATTGAAAAAACAGATGAGTTTAATCCTCCAAAAGACGCAAGATCAAGATTTGAAAAAGTAAATAGATCAATAGAGGTATTATATCAAGGTGCAAAAATTATAGGTCAAGAATATTTATTAGAATGGAAAAAATGTATTAATATGACTAGACCTAAGTCAGATATTACAAAAGTACAAATGAGTTATAATATTGTAGCTCCAAGAATATATAAAGGAAAGCCTGAATCTTTAGTTGGTAGAATGACATCATTTGCCGACATGATTCAAATAACGCATCTTAAGTTGCAACAAGTGCTATCTCGTATGGTTCCTGACGGGGTATTTTTAGATGCGGACGGCATTGCTGAAGTGGATTTAGGTAATGGAACAAACTATAATCCACAAGAGGCTTTGAATATGTATTTTCAAACAGGTAGTGTTATTGGTAGATCCATGACACAAGATGGCGAATTTAATAATGCTAGAGTGCCTATTCAAGAACTAAGAGCATCTGGTGGTAATACAAAAATTGCAAGTTTAATTCAATCTTATAATTATTATTTACAAATGATGAGAGATGTAACTGGATTAAATGAAGCAAGAGATGGTAGTCAACCGGATAAAAATGCTTTAGTTGGTTTACAAAAAATAGCAGCAGCTAATAGTAATACAGCAACAAGACACATATTGCAAGCTGGATTATATTTAACTTTAAAAACAGCTGAAGCTATATCATTAAGAATTGCAGATGTATTAGAGTTTTCTAATACTAAAACTAATTTTATTCAAACATTAGGTAAATTTAATACAGCAGCATTAGAAGAAATATCACAGTTACATTTACATGACTTTGGTGTGTTTTTAGAGTTAGCACCTGATGAAGAAGAAAAACAACTTCTTGAAAACAATATTCAAATGGCTATAACACAAAAAGCTATAGAATTAGAAGATGCTATTGACGTGCGTGAACTTAAAAATTTAAAATTAGCAAATCAATTACTTAAATTAAGAAGAAAGAAAAAATTAGAAAGAGATAGGGCAATGCAACTTGAAAATATACAAGCTCAAGCAAATTCAAATGCGCAAGCAAGTCAAGCTGCTGCTGCTGCTGAAATACAAAAACAACAAGGTGTTGCAGAAAGTAAAGTGCAAATTGCGCAAGCCCAAAATCAATTTGATATTGCAAAACTTGAAAGAGAAGCTGAAATTAAAAAAGAATTAATGGAATTTGAATTTCAATTAAATATGCAGCTTAAAGAATCTGAGTCTGACGTGATTAAAAATAAAGAGAAATATAAGGAAGATCGTAAAGACGAAAGAACAAAAATACAAGCTTCCCAGCAAAGCGAGTTAATAGAACAAAGGAAAAATAATACACCGCCTAAAGATTTTGAATCAGCTGGCTTTGATAATTTAGGTGGATTTGGATTAGAACAATTTGATCCAAGATAACTAAATAAACAATAAAACTATGGGAATAAGAGGAACTAACTTTCCGCAAAACATCTCGGGCTCTGTATTTACTGCAGCAAGTAGTGACGCTATTAAACCACCTTTAGATCATGTATTTATTGCATTCACTGTTTTATCAGCTGCAACATTTGATAACACAGGTGGGCTAGTTGCTGAAACTGCAACTAAATATGCAAATACAGAAGATGCTGCGGGTGATTTAGCTGACGGATCAGAAACAATTAGTGAAGGATCTGGTGGTGTACAAGTAACAAGCTCAAACGCATCATTTCCTGCTGGTGTAACTATTCACGGTAGATATACTGAAATAGATTTAGCAGGAGGAACTATTATTGCATACTATGCAAAAAAATAACATTTTTTAAATAATTATATAATATTTTATCATGGCAGAAGACATAACTAAAGTTTCCGCTGTAGAGGCTGAAGAGCCTAAAACTATGGCAGAAAAAGAAGAAACGGTAGCAGAGAACGCCGGTGTATCACTAGAAGATGGTGTATACAAATTAGATCTCAATAAAGTTAACGAGCAAAATCAAGAACAAGATGCCGTTCAAGAACAAGAAACAAAAGATGGCGTGTTACGCGGAAGCAGCGAGAATGAAGAAGCTGGGCAAGAAACCGAAGTGGAATTGCAAGGAGTACGCGAAGAAGAAGAAATAGAAACGCCTATAATAGAACAAATAACCGATGAAACAGATACAACTAACGAGACAGGAGTGGATGGAAGCACTGAGGTTGCCGACCCCGCACCGGAACAAGAAGAAGTATTATCGGAAGAAAAAACACAAGAACCAGTAAATCTACCTGAAAATATACAGAATCTTGTAAATTTTATGGAAGAAACTGGTGGAACAATAGAAGATTTTGTATCATTAAATACAGATTTTTCTAATGTAGACGACAATACTCTTATGGTTGAGTATTATAAAAAAACCAAACCGCATCTTTCTTATGATGAAATTTCTTTTTTAATGGAAGATAAATTTTCTATTGATGAAGAAATTGATGAAGAGAGAGATGTAAAAAGAAAAAAACTTGCTCTAAAGGAGGAGGTTGCAAAAGCTAAAAACTTTTTTAATTCGCAAAAGGATCAATATTACAAAGAAGTCAAGTTGGGTTCTAAGTTAAATCCTGAGCAAAAAAAAGCAGTAGAATTTTTCAATCGCTATAATGAAGAGCAAAAAACAGCTGATGAATTACTTCAGAAGCAAACATCACATTTCAATAATGAAACTAGCAAAGTTTTTAATAGTGAATTTAAAGGTTTTAACTTCAAAGTAGGAGACAAAAAATATAGGTTCAATGTTGGTGATGTAAATAAAGTAAAAGAAACTCAAGCAGATTTATTTAATGTTTTTAATAAATATGTCA